GTGTGGCCATTTATCGGTCTTGTCAACATAGGTAACAAGTCCGTAGATAGCTTTAAGCCTTTTCTTTATGCCTGCAAGCATGATCCATTCCTTCGTTCCGCATGGGTAGATGGCTTCTTCTATGCCGTTCTTTGTTTTAATCCTACAGACGTAGCATCGTTTCGCATTATGCCATATTGCTCCGGCAACTTGAGTGTCGGTCGTTGTATCCGTGAAGCTAATCCAGAATGTGCGCGAATTGTTTATCTCTACCGTCATTCTAACAGTTTCTTGATTAATGGATGTTTCTCTATGATTTCTCCCACCGTCTTCACGCCCCCGATGTTGCTCTTCGTACACTTGCCCCACCCGCTGGAGTGAACGAGGCTCATGCGCTGCCTCCATTCCCTCACTCGTGGGTCGGGGGCATCCATAGCCTCGGTGAAGGCTTCGCCGTCGGGGTGTTCTTGTTGCCAGCTGCTTGTCTCAGCCATGATTTGCCGGTGCAAAGGGTCGGATGCCGCTCCGCAGGCGGACGCTGCCGTATCATTGTTTTCGGTCGCACATCCGCTACCCTTTTCGTTTGTTGCCCGTTCTCCCTGAGCGGAATATGCGGGAATCCTTATACTCTTCGGATACTGGATGTGCCTCAGTATGATATCGGCCACGTCTGCCTTCTCACCGTCAGATTCCGTCCAGTAGTCGTCGATGAACTTGGTAGTCATCGTCACGCGGCCGCTCAGTACGTCTTTCAGTTTCTCGCGCCATTTCTCCACACCGTCCTTGTCGGGCCACAGCCATATGCGTCGGCCAGCATCAATGAGCGGCTTGATGTGTTCCATTTTGAAAAAGTTCAATCCACCGCACGCTAACCATAGGTTATGTTCTGGATGTCCGTAGGCTACGGCACATATCAAGGCTGTCTTCTCACTCTCTACGATGTTTACCGTCGCCTTGGGGTATCGGTTCAGCAAGTGTGAGCCGAATAGCAGATGACGGTAGCCATAGGTCTTCATGTCGCACAGAGGCTGTCCGCTCTTGCCGCGCTGCCAATGAATCCACGTCGTAGAGTTGGGTTCGTCTTTCTTCTCGTGGTATCGCTTGCCCGTCGGAAGGTAGGTCATTATCTTGCCACCTCGCGGACAGCCCTGCTCGTCGATGTACCAGAACACCACACGCCCGTCGGTCCACCGTCCTACACAGTATTGCCACAGTATCTCGTCTACCCGTTGCCGCTGGTTGTTCCGTGGATCTTGCGACCAGGGCAGCGAACGGAACCATTCTATAAAGACGCACGGTATATCGGCCTTGACTGTTCGCGTGACCCACTCTCGCGGCATGATGAGCATCTGTTTCTCAGGCTCCACATCGGCCACGTCTCGCGGCTTTGCTGGCTTGATGTTGCTCCATCGCTCACGATCCTTGGGGTCTTCGTCAGGCACATAGACGCTGAATTTATTGGCCAGATAGAGCAGCGCGTCGCCATACTTCAGGTTAGCTTTCTTCTCTAAGAATGTGAACACGTCGCCACCTTCGCCACAGGCGAAGCACTTATACATCTGCTTTGCCTTGCTCACCTTGAAGTTCGTCGGTGTATGGTCTTCGTGGAAGGGGCACAACCCAACGTACTCCACGCCCGACTTGCGCAGTGTTACCCAGTCCTCAATAACAGAAACGATGTCGGTAGCCTGCTTGATCTTGTCTTCCGTAATCTTGTCGATATGTGCCATAATATTCAAATCTGTGTATGACAAAACGTGCGTGTGTGCGCGAGGGCGTTGGGGTGTGGTTGCGTGCCCCTGCGCCCCTGCCCCCTACCCTTTGGGGCAGAGGGGCGCGTGGGGCGCGAAACCCGCCCTGCTGGGCTTGGGGAATGGTACTTACCCCTTTAGGGGTACATTTACTTGGGGAATGGTTTTTGCGGCCTTAGAACGGTGTTTCTCCCTTCAGAGGTTCTGGCAGTGCTTCGTTCTCTTCATCCTCGTTAGGAATCAGCAGGAAATAACCATTTTGTTTCAGCGTGCTTTCAATAAGTATTCGCTTATTCATAAGCATCTTCAGGTCTATGTCCTGTTTGGTCTTGTTGGTCTGTTTTCCATATCCTCGGATAATGATGTCTTTCACCGTCTGTCTGGTCGCTGGCCATTGCACAAGATGCTTGGCCTCACGGAACCATAGCTCCACATCTTCTATCGCGTCGCCTGTTGCACGGTCTGTACTGCCACCACCTCCACCGCCATTGTTGCCTATCAACTTCGGAATACCAAGGCTACCAGCATCGTCGGTAATCTCAAACTTCCAGTCGTCGAGGTCTTTGCCACGGGCATCTACCTGCTTTACCGTGAACGTCACGCCGTTGGCGGTCTTGTTCTTGATGCTGACCAGCGTGTCACTCACCTTGTTACCAAGCTCTGTGCCCGTCCAACCGCGCATCTTCGTGTCTTCGCCGTCGCTGTTGGCCTTCGGGTTCTGGTGCAGCGCATTCCATATACACATCTTGCGCTCTTCTGCCGTACTGCTCAGATAGTCGAGAATGGCAATGGCCGTTTCCTCGTCGTTGATACTTGCCAGCAGATCGCGCAGACCGTCAATGAATACGATGTCAGGCTCCAGTGCCTCAATAGATGTCTTTATCAGGTGGAAGCGTTTTTTGTGTGCTGGTTCTTTATCATCCTTCGGCATTGTCTTTAACCAAAGCACGTTGAATCGGTCATTTGGCTGCTTCATATCCCAACCGCATAGCCAGTGTACGCGCCTCAATACTTTTGCCGAGTTCAGCATCTCCATTTCGGTGTCAACGTACAGCACTCGCGGCTCATGTCCCAGGTACTCAATCGTGCGCTCAGGCACCGTCAGCCCTGGAAGGAATGTCGGTACTCGCGTCCGCTCAGGATCACCTCGTAATATTGCCGCAATTAGCATCGTGAAGACAAACGACTTACCATTCTTCTTCTGTCCCGACATAGCCTGAATGCCTCCGATGGTGGAGAACGGAACACCGTTGAGCTCCAGCATATAGTATGGTTCCGGGTAGTCCAGTGTCGGGTCAAGCAGATAAGGACGTATCTCGACTATTTTTTGCCGTCGCGCATCATCCTCACTCGGCAGTTCGGGCAGCGGCACCGCCGAAATGATGTTCTCTCCTCTGTCACTCATAGTTCCCGTGTTTTAGGGTTATTAGCGGTTTTCCCCGCTTGGATAGATGAGAGCCATCCTACAGGGTGGCTCTCACTGAAATACTCAGAATGGCAGGTCGTCATTTTCTTGTGCTGACTGTTGTGGTGGGAACGGGTCTTGATGCAGCTGCGAATAAGGAGGTGCCGCCATGCCAGCCGCGTTCCTGGCTTGAGTCACCCCCGCCGTGCCATCCACCATGCCCGCCGCCGTGCCGACATCATTTCCTGTCGGAAGCAGCTCAAACTTATATATCCTAATCTCGTTCATCGTGAACTCCGTGCCGTCCTGTCTTTTGCCGTTCTTGACGTTATGGTAAAAACCTATTCGGCATTTAATCTCCCCAGTCAGCCTCGCGCTCCCGTTCTCATAGATGCCTTTCCCGTCCGGGCCACGCTGCACGAACCTCCCGATTTGCCCCATGATGCCTTGGTCAAACGTCTCGAGCAAAATCTTATCGCTCCACCGCTGTTCAGCTTTCTCAAAGTACTCGAACACAAAGGGCAGCGTCTTCCATTCGCCCTTTGCAGACGTACCGCTCTTGGCAGGCAGCACCCGTAAAATCCTACCTTCAAATTCCATCGTTATAATTGTTTGTTAAGTAACGTTTAAAAAGTTATTTGGTTGTAATAGTAAGCCTGAACACCTCCCCGCAATCCATGCAGAATGCATCAGTATCATAGCACACGCACTGATCATTTCCAGCCCCGCATGTCGGACAAATAGTACCAAGCGGTTTCGCCGCTCGGTCTACACAAATGCTGTTTCCATCCACCCTGCAATACCTATTATCAGGATAAACGCCACTGGCACCACAATGCCATACACCACGGCCTCTTTAGTCGTGAACTTCTGCCCGCTCTCATCGTCGGTCATCAGCCTTTCAAAAAAATCTCTCATAGCTCTTAATTGTTTTAGTTGTTACTATGCCTTGCGCTTTCGTCGCAAGGTAAAATTTCGTCCATTGCGTTGCCCTTCCAGAGCAACAATTTGTTGCCGCAGCTGGTCTCGAACCAGCCCCTGCGCCTTACGCTTTTCCGTAAGGTTCTAACCGCTCTTCCAACTAAGCTATACGGCACCCGTTCTTTACACCGACCCTGCCCCGCCACCCAGCAGTTCTCACGCGATGATTATCGGTGTTATAGTGTGCCTTGCGGTTTCCCCGCAAGGAAAAAATAGTTCTTTTCAAACCTTGCCATCAAGAGGCTCGCGCCTTCCGCAGTGCCTTACGTGTCTCCGCAAAGTCTTCCGCAGTACCATGCACTTTTCGTATGGTCTCAGGTCTTCATTGCGTCATCCCCTTCTGGCAAAACCACCCTAACGTCGTTCAGCACCAGGTCATCGATTGTTAGTCTCTCCGTCACCTATCCCGCTTCGGGGTGGGTAATTTTCTTTATACCAAAATGCCAAAGAACGTCCTCCTTTCATCTTGTGCGAAGAGTAAGGGAATCGAACCCTTCCACCCCGAACTTCCGTTTGGTTGTTTAGGAGTGGCACCTCATCTACTCTGCCAACTCTCCGTGCACCTTTGCCGCATTCTTGCGGCAATATCAAACTTTAGGAACCCTCACTATCCCCTTCAATTTTCCCTCCTTGATCATCCTGTTTATCTTATGCTTTGGGTATGCCCATCTGGTGCTCACCTCTTTGCCGTCCGGCCAAATCACAGAAGCATACTCCCTCGGCAGCAAGTGCCCATTGGTATCGAGCCATTCCTGCGACAGCATTCCGAACTGCTCCAGCAGCTGCTTCGGCTTCAACCATACTTCGTCGGCACCTTCCAGTACCTCCTGCATCGTCGCCCGTACCGTTACGACAATCTCCGCTCTCAGCATCCTATCCATAGTTCCTATATTAATATTAGTCATCGTGCCGGTTGACTTTCCGACGGGTTACGCCTCATTATCCTTCCTGCCTGCCTTCGTCTTACGATAGGCAATGGTCATCCTCTCGTCAGGCACCACCGTCTCAAAGTCAGCACCTAACGTCTGCTTCAGCTCGTCCATCGTGACACGTTCAAAGTCGGCGCCCTCGCGATCCTTCATCGAAGAAAACTGAACCCTTGCACTCTCCATAGCCTCCTTATCTGGCAGAGTGTAGATAGCAACCTGGCCAACTTTCAACGCCCTGATTTCCTTTCTTCCGACATTCCTGCTTATCATACGCAAATTATTAATATTACTTAATTTATTAATGTTTTTAGTACAACTTGGGAAGAAAAGCCGTATATTTGCATTCCTTACCTATTGCAAAAAGGCTTGTGAAAGTCTTACGGCTATTCTTATGCCCCAAGTGTACGAATTAATTAATTACGCCGCAAAGATAATAACTTTCTTTCAAACATTGTACTCTTGGTTCAATAATTTAACAAACATTATAACTTTAGTGCAATTATGGACGAAAAAGACATGGTAAAAGCCCAAAGATTGAACGAAGCGTACAAGCATCTCTTCGCTCATCACGGCGTGAAGTCGCAAAAACATCTTGCAGAAATTCTAAGAGTTCAAAGGACTGGGTTGAGCTCAGCGTTCAACGGAAGTAAAGCCAACCTAACCAAGAATCTCTTCGTAAAGATATGCGCAGCTTTCCCTGGCGTATTTAATCTCGACTACTTCCTGAGAGGCGAAGGCACCCTCTTGACCGTCGAAGAAGACGCTAAATCATCAGAAATAGAAAAAGAATCCAATCCGCAACAGCCCTCGCCCTATATTGACAAGTTTCTCGCCTCTCTCGAAAAGCAGATAAAAGACAAAGATGACCAACTCGCCGACAAGGAGCGAATCATTAAGCTCCTCGAACAAAAGATTGAAGTCCTCGAAGCAATGCAGCACCTCGACAGCGCCAACCCGCTCAAAGACTATCCGTTCGCCATTGGCGCATCTGAAGGCGAAAATTATTCAAATGTTTCCCCAAACAAAATATAAAAACGATGGAAACACCAATAAATAAACCAACTCCACGAGACCGTTTCGAGTCCCAACGGAATCACAGATGGAGAGGAAGAGCACCACCGTGTAAGGGCGGTGGTGCTTGTGTTTTCTGGGAGTTTTATGGGTTTGGCCTAAAATTACGAGAAGGATGTTTTTCCGTTTTATTCCGTATATTTTGGATGAAGTTTCCCCATTGTTTACCCTATTGTTTCCCCAGACAGTGTTTATTGATTAAAAATGACGATAAAACGATGATAAAGACGGCAATAGTATATAATCACAGAGGGCGGTTCGGGAAGGACGGGACGGCCCCTGTGGAGGTGCGCGTGACGATTGATAGGCGCGCGTACTATATTAATACAGGTGTGCATGTGCGGGCGCGTGAATGGAAATTCGGGCGGGTGTGTAACTGTGAGGGCGAAGAGACGCTGAATGAGCGGGTGGCGATTATACTGGAGAGAGTGGATAGGATTGTGAATGAGTATATGAAGGATGGAAATGAAAAGGATATTGACTTTGAGGAAGTGCGGCGGCTGGTTCGGTCGCCTGACAAGAGGATTAAACGGGCGGTTTATCATGGAGACACGGCGGCTATGGCTGATGATGCTGACGATATGACAGCGTGGATGCAAGAGCAGATTCCGATGCTTGATGTCGGAAAAGGTACGGCGGCGCATTATCGGGTGTCGGTGGCAGCATTGTTAGAGAGCGGGGTCATGCAAAAATGGTCGGAGCTGACGGTGGAGAATGTTCATCGGTTTGACGCTTTCCTGCACAAGATCAAGAAGCACCAGACGGACGCGGAGGTGAAGGCGGGGAAGGCGGTGGAATATATCGGGCAGGCTACCGTGCGGAATTACCACAAAGACATTAAGGCTTTGCTGGGGCGTGCTTTGAAGTTCGGACTGATAACTGCAAATCCTTACGACAGAATGAGGGGGGAGATTAAGCGGGGCGATAAAGAGACGGTTGAGTTTCTGACGGATGCGGAACGCGAAAGAATTGAGGGGATGGTTATTACTGAGGGGTCGATGCTTGGTACTGTTAGGGATATGTTTTTGTTTCAGTGCTATACCGGGATGGCTTATCAGGATATGCTGGCGTTCTCGTTAGATAAGTGCCAGGCTGTTGGTGGCAAACTGACTTATTCGGCTGAAAGGGTTAAGACGGGGGTGACTTTCTACATTCGTGTGCTGCCGAAGGCTTTAGAGATTGCGGAGAAGTACGGTGGGCGGTTGCCGAATGTTGCCGACCAGGTGTGCAACAGAAACCTGAAAACGATTGCTACGGCGACTGGGATTAGTAAGAAGCTGACTACGCATGTAGGGAGGCATACGTTTGCGACGTGGGCTTTGCGTAATGGCGTACCGATTGAGAGGGTGTCGCGGATGTTGGGGCATACTAAGATTACGCAGACGCAAAGGTATGCGAAGGTGCTGGCGATGGATATATATCAGGAGTTTGACAAGCTGGATGGCGTTGCGATGGAACCGCAACACAAAAAGGACGGGACAAGAAAATGCAGTGTAAAGAATAAAGAAAAGGCAGCGAAAAAATGATAGTGTAAAAGCAGCGAGACTATTCCTCGCTGCTTTTACGCTCTTCTTTAAGGCGCGCATTCTCCATGTCCATGAGCGTTTGGAGTTCCCGTCGATCTTCTTCGCTAACCGGCGGATCTACCTCGTAGTCATCGTCAATGAACAGATCCGGGAAAAAATCTTTCACTCGCTTGCCCCCACTGCTTCGGTAGGCGAAGGCGCTGGCATAGACATTCTCGGCCAACAGCTGCATAAATATTTTACCGCGCTTACGGTAGCCCCTGATAATTCGACGAGCCTCCCAGAACTTGATGTCGTACAGGAACTCACGCCTTGATAGTCCTATTTCGCCTACGAACAACTCGTAAAGGTCGCAGGAAGTTAATGTTTTTTTTTCTTCTGCCTTTCTCCTGTGTTTTTTTCTTCGGGTTCGCCAGTTGGAACGTGGTAGAAGTCGTTACGCATAGTCAGGATGGTTAATATTGCGGTGCCGAGTTCTATAGGGGTGGCATCCTTCATGATATCGGAGTCCTTGACGGGTGCTTTGTCGGCATCTTCGTAGTAGGCCATTACGCAGGCGATGATGGCGAAAATGGTACGCTTAATGTCGGGGTCTCGTTGTGCCTTTATACATTCAAATGCATGCGTGGCATAGTCGATCATATCTTCATCGGTGAGGTCTTTATATGCAATTTCAGTGGCGTAGCAATAGGCCAATGTGACCTGCTTGCCGCAAATGGTGATTTCTTTTGTGATCATAGTTCAATAGTTCCTATTGTTAATGAAAAAACGCCCGCCGACTGCTTGCTATGGGAAGTGCAAAACAGCGGCAGGCGCGTTTTGGGTTATGCTCCTACGGTGTATGCACCGTAGCCGGTGAGGGTGGCGGTGTAGTCACTGTTGGCTTTGTTGGGATTGTTTGTCTGAAGCTGGGTGATAACCACCGAACCGCTGACAATGACAGCCCCAGCTGTGCGCTGGTTGTCACCGCTGACGTTGGCAATCTTCCACTTCACGGGGTTGCCAGCCTCCTTGATAGTCTGAATGTCGGCATACGACTTTGCACCGACAGCCGATGTGATGGTGTCGTTGCCACGCACGAGTGCTTGGGTGGTGATTTCGTAATTCAGGGCGGTGGGCTCCTGTACTTCCCATGTTCCGGGCGTGTCTTTCGTCGTACTGTTCTCCAAGCTCATAGATACATGAATCGAGAGCTGCTTGGCGGCGGCAATAACGGCAGCGGGTGCGGCCGTGTTGTCGCTGCTGAGGAACAGACGCACGAACTGACCCTTGGTGTAAGAACCTGCGCTAATAGCCTCGAATGCGGGCGTTGTGCTGACAGTTGACAGCGGACCGCTACCTGTAAATTGCAACGACTTGGAGGCATTCTCGCGGTCATTGAATTGGAAGGTAACGTCGTTCAGATAGGCTGTGCCGGTACGTGCAAACGCTGCCTCTTCAGGAGTCTGGTTGTCGGTAGTTGACACTTCATCCCACAGAAGCGTGAACGGTGTGAGCGACTTGATGGCCGTCAGCATGGCTCCAGCGTCTGATACGTTCAGCGAATCAACCTGTACGCTCCAGTTCTGACTGACTACGACAGGCTTTGCAGCCATGCCGACATCATCCTTCGTGCCACCATCGTCGGTGTTTGTTCCCTGCGTGATTTGGCATGAGGTCGCCATACCCACGCACTTGAATTTGCTGGCGGTAGTATCGTACACCAGGATTCGGAAGTTTTGTCCTTTCAATATCATTGTCGTAACTTTTTAATGGTTTGTAATATCGAGTCGGAGCGAGAATACGCCCGTCTCAGGGTTGAATCCTACGGCTCCTGCCATATAACTGCAATCGGCGGGGATGTCATTGACCATTTCGGCCAACTCATCGCGAGTCTTAGCGGTCAGGATGGTGGTGCCGTTCTTCAGCAGCTCTTCCACGTAGGCGGGCTGCTTGGTGTCAGCGGGCGCACCGCTGACCACTTGTTCAGTTGTCTTCTTGCTCATTGTCAATATCGTTTAAGTCGTTTACCATATCGCAACTGTAATGCAATGTGTCGTAGTAGCAAGGCTTTTCATGGAACCACTGCACGCCGTCATAACTGATGCCGCGCAGGGTGATGATGTCGGTCTCGTTACTCTTCACGTAGGAATCGACGGCCTTGCGGATCAGCTTGCGGAGGCGTTTCACCTCGGCTGGGCTGCTGCCTGCAAACTCCACTCCCACGTTCACGATGTCCGAACCGCACTCCCACACGTCGTCCTTGGTTCCCTGGTCGTTCTGACACTGTTCTTCGTAGATGACGATGTAGGGAATGGGCGTGTTGTCCTTTTTAAAAGGCGGCACCTCAAAAGTCGTTGACTTGACGCACCCGCCAGTGAGAGACACCAGCGTTCCGTTGGCCGTGATTGCGGTGTAGATGATTTCGTCGAGTTCCATCTGCATTTCAGTTTTGATGATGATTGTATCAGTCCAATCGTTCTTTTGATAAATCGGGCGAGTGACAGCCTTTGCTGCTGCATCGGAGCACTCGCCCGACCGTATCAGGAACTATGAACCTGCTACTTCACGAGAGAGTTTACGCGCTGGGATTCACGACCTTCAGCAGCATGAATGCCTGCGGAGTGCCGTTTGCACCGTTGACCTTGCCAGAGAGTTCGGTGATACTGATCTCGGTAGAGAAGACGATGACCGTCTTGTTCTGCTTGGCCACCTGAGCACTTGTCGCATCAACCGTCTGACGAACGAGGCCGTGCTGCTGGATGGGCAGGTACTGGAACAGACCGATGCCGATGTACTCGTCGGTGTCCTTCACGTACTCCTGTTCGCCGTTCAACGTGTAGTTGATGTGCTTGGTGGAGACGTAGGGGTGACCGCAGAGCAGGCCGTCCTCGATGATGGGGTGAGCAGCCACGCCGTT